CAGCTGCTATATTAGTAGTTGCCATATCAAACTAATAAAGGGGGGCATAAAGCCCCCCAATACTTTGATCTTTATATCATGCTATTGACATATGATCAGCTGCATGTTCTGTCCCACTAACATAGAAATTACTTCCATCACATACTAACTCACAGTTATCTCCAGCCGCAGCAGCAGCTAAAAATTTCAGTTCATCAACACCTGACTCAGCAGTTTCACCTGCAGCCCCATCCAAAGAGTTTATACCACCAATTAGCGTATCTTCAGAAGATGGGGGTTCTATTGTACAAATAGCACCAGTGGTTGTTAGTATGAATCTACAGTTCCATCCCACACCAGCCTGAGCTGCTGTAGGTAGGGTGACAGAAAAATTACCGCCACTAGTATCAACTGTAAATGTCTTTCCACTATCGCCAGTAGTAAGAGTTTTTGCTGCTGTTAATTTCTCAACAAAATGTCCTACGCCATATCCAGCTTGCCCACCTAGTTTAGCCATTATCTACCTCCTTACACTAGCTCGATACTTACAGCATCGATCCTTACTTCATTGTCAGCATGAGCAGCATCCCAATCAACATTAAGAGCTACAGCCAGATTACCTGTTGTATCCATTGAAGTTAATGCTGTTGTAGCCATAACAACTGTTGCTCCTAAAGCGTCTGTTCTCATTTCAGAAATTGCAGTAAGTGTTCCACTACTACCACTTGCTGTACAATGAACATCAGCCCAAGCATATACTATATCATTATCAGCAACATCAAGAGCTGCGCCAGTAGCAATAGCTGTACCACCAAAGTTAAGAACAGGTGTTAAGGTATCTGAGCCATTACTATCAACAACTGTACAGTAAACCTTAATTCTAACAATATCACCTTTTTCTATCGTATTAGCTGGGATATTGTATGAAAATAAGTCTGCAGCATCAGTTGAATTTTCATGTTCACGACCTGTACCAGCCTCAGCAAATAACTTCTGAGACAGTGAGTTATCTAGTTTATTTTGTCCATACATTAGATTAGCCATGATTTACTCCTTATGTCCAGATAGCATGGGATTCAGCCATTGACCATTCCATGCCAGCTTCAGTTAAGATTTGATCTACTCTACGATCGACACCAGAGTTCTCTAAAGTTTGAACTCCTACATAGACTGAAGTATCACGATTAACGCCATTACCAGATAAAGGTCTGTAAGCGCAGTTCTTCATGTTGATACCAAGCATCTTTACATTTGTACCATCCAGATGAATATTGCGAGCAACATTCATATCTCCATAGACAGTTGAAAATGTGCTTATATCAACACCAAATACCTTCTTCTTGCCAGTTAGTGACATATCAGCTCTAAAATTAGGTGATGTTTCAAGATTATTTGCAAAATATCCACCTAGTTTATGAAGCCAATTATACACTTCTGTATTGCAGAAGAACATAGTTGCTTTACTATCATTGTATCTTGGATCAACATAACTTGACAAGTCATCTAAGAAATCATCTTGAGTCTTAGTGGCAATAGTCAAACTGAATTGATTACCATACTGAACAATGTAGTCTACAGCACCCTGGGTATATTGAATGCTATTATTATCTTCATATTGAGATCCAAATAGCAATGATGTTTCAATGTCCCACTTATGCTCAACCAGCTTTTCCTTCCAAACTCTAGCCCACTCATTTGGTTCAAACTTCAACACTGTAGCACGAGCCGTATTGGTCATTGCCATAGTAGTCTTCCAAATCTGAGTAAGACCATGATTTGAGGAATAAGGCTGATCCAGCCAGGTTTCTGGGAATCCAGAACCTTCCTGGTGAGCACTACCTACTACATAACATCTCATTGGTTCTAATGCAGTTGCAATAACATCATCAGATGGTGTTACAGTTGATGCATCATCAATGCTTGCAGTAGCTGACAGGTATCGAGAATTTCCGCTTGAACCTGCTTTTACCACAGTTCCGCTTAATTCAACCAAATCAGGATTATTAGTTGCAGTAATAGTTGCATTATTATAAGAACCATTACCTGAATATTCTACTGGTGCAGAATCAATCCGCATTAGAATATAATCAGTTACATCTCCACCAGCACTTGCTGCCATTGGGATCTTCACTATTTGCCCAGCCATAAAAAACTTAGGTAATGTTCCATCAGCACCTATTTTAAACTCTTGACCCGTGTTTCCATAGATGTTTTGGATATTACCCTGGTTTTTATAGTCTGTAATCATTCTAACTTTAATGGAATCTCCAGCACTTTTAGCTGCTCCAAAGTCAGAATCATCATCCCATGCCCCACCAGAATCATAAAGCGCACCTACATAAGCATACCGCTTATGAAAGGAAGGACGCTTCTCAGTAAACTTAAACTGAGGATCATCCGTGGGTTTCTTTGCCACCTTACTTACGAATCTAAAGAATGGATCTTGAGCAATTGATAGTTCAGAAACTCTAGAACCAAAATTATACTTGCGTCTAATATCGCCAGTAATAAGATCAGTACTAGTACCTGGACCAAAACCGTCAAAGTCCGCTACAGTAAGATTCGTGTTCGGGGTTATCGCTGAAATAAAATCAGCCATATCGAACTCCTTACTTGAAGTTCAAATAGACCCTAAGCTAAAATAGCTTTATATGTTAAAAATCTATTCGAACAGGTTATCTAAGTCGCCATCCAAGCCTAAAATCCCGTCAAATATAGCATTATCTGGGGTTTTCTCTTCGGCTTGGCTGTTAGCTCCACTAGCGGATGTCGGTATGTTCCTGACATTCTTCATCTGGTTTAACATGTCACTCTTTGTAGATTGGACCACATTAGCATTGGCTTGATCACGATTCAGGAGATAGTCAATGTCATCAAGTGTAAGAATATGACCTTTAGCTCTCTCTTTAAAAGATTCGAACTGTTCATCGGTCATGCCTCTTTTTTCTCTGAATTCATTTTCCTGTGCTCTCCTTTGAGCCTCAACTTGTACTTTTGTAGCATTTTGCTTTTCAGCAGCTACTATCTGTCCCACTCTCTTTTGAACAACCTTGTCTACCTGAGCATTCAGAACTTTAGCTGAATCAGAATCTGGATCTGACATTGCATCCTGAGAATCAAATATAAAATCCTCATCTAATTTCAGCTCTTCCTGAATACTTTTTGGAGTGTTACCTCCATTTACCAGATATTCACGAACATGTTCAACTAATCCGCTGTCGTTTTTCATTGCTTCAAGAACTGGTACAAAAGGTTCAACATCTTTGTATTGCTCTCTCAGCTTGACGGCTTCACGACTACTGTCTTGGTAGCGTTTCTTGTAAGGATTACCGTCATCATCCCAACCCACGTTATCGGAGCCAACAGCTTCTTGCTGGGTTACCTGTTCGGTGCCAACTGCCTGTTGGGTTGCCTCAGTGTTGTCTTCGGTTACTACACCGTTGACATTCTCTTCAAGGGCTTCGAAAAAGTTATCTGAGGAGCCAAAAACCTTATTTTCAACCTGTTGTTCTTCAACAGTTGCGGTTTCTGGGTTGCCTACAGTTTCTTCCATATTATGTCCCCATAGTTAATTTGATGTTACTTATTTTCATTGTCACTTTGCAAATCCTTTTTTGCAAATTGTATTTCTCTAGCTAAATCTTTCTTAGTTGAGTCCACCTGATTGGTCATTACGTTCTGTAAAAGCTTCTGTTTAGCCTCTGTTGAACGGTAGGAATCCTTCATATCACCCTTCACTTCTTCCTTCTTTTTGGTGATTTCCATCTCAGCCTGCATAACCTTGCCTTTGATACCAGCCTGTACCAATTGTCTCTCAAGTGTCTCGATAGTGCCTTCTTTATCTTTGAGTGCTTCCTGCATTTGACCCAGTTGTCCCTGGAGTTGAGCATATAGACTCTTACGCTTGGCTATCTGCTCTTTGTTTCTCACATCAGTCTCAGCAAGTACTGCTATATCATCTATAACGCCAAACTGCAGAAGTTCTTTCAACTCAGCCAGATATGCCCATCTATTGACTGGCAACGTTGAACCTGCCACTATTCTTACATCAAATTTAGCAGCAGAGTAATCCATTGATTTACCTATTGCCCTGCCCATATCATTGTAGATAGGGATATTAATCTCTTGTTCACGCTCTTCCTGCAATGCAGAGGGCTGTATAATCCTGAACTTCTTATTAGCTGAATAGACAGACTGCGATATCTGCATAATAACCTTACCCAGCTGTCTCAAGGCTGGTTCTATTGAATGTTTCATCCATTGTTTAATTCTTCTTGTCCCATACTCATCCAATGCAAGCATTCCCCTGAATGTTTCATGCTGCTGCTGGGTATCACCCTGCATAGAAGAGTATATACCAGCCAGGTACTCCATATCCTGCTTACCCTCCTGCACAATACCAAAGAATGCATTTGACAGGGGAGCTGGCATGATAGGGGTTGGTTTTTCCGATCCTGGTCTAACTGATAGCAATGCTCCTGGTGAGGATGAATACTTTTCCCATTGCTCTGGATCAATAGACCCTTCTTCATACAGCCATCTTAAAGAGGAACCCAAGGATGCATTATGAACCATTATCTGGTGTGACTTATTTATCTCTCTCTGCTTTCCTACCAGAGGAGCTACTGCAGATACTGGATATGGTGTCCCTGTCCACTTGTAATGAAACGGAATTAATGGATAGTCAACAATATTCTCTGGATATACCACTTCCTGAAGAAGTTTATCTCCTGCACATATTGTCTGCCTGATCCTGGTACCGTAGAACTGCACACTGTCAACAATAGACTGCTGGAATGTTTTATCCTTTAAAAGGATATTATATTCTTTCTCCGATATAACTTTGTTCTCAATCTTTGATGCTGCCGCCTGGAGCTGGCTCATATATTCCTGTTCAGCTGCCTGTAATTGCTGTTGCATCATCTTTTGAGCTTTTTCCAGTTCAAGCTGATATCTCTCAGGAATCATCTTACCCATCTGTACAGCTTCCTGCATCTGTTTGTCCTGCTCCATAAGTTCAACCTGCATCTCTGCAGCCATCTCTTTCATTCTTACCTGTACCTGCTGTTGAATTACTTTAAGCTGTTCCTCATCTGGAGGTATTCTGTAAAATACATTTACATAAGAGACTTTAATCTTTTCATACAATTCAAAGAGTTCGAGAGTAGGTTCCTGTTCTCCAGCTGAATCCACTCCCACATCTTCTGCATTAGCATCATCCCTCAGAAAGAGTTTCTGCTCTTTATCAGAGATTGCCCTTTCTGAATAGGAGTCATCCCCTTCCAGAGAGGATGCACTGTTTATTTTTCTTTTAAACTGAGGAAAAATCTTAACAATATGGCTTTTTGGAAGAACTTTTCTTATCAGTACATAAGATGCATCCCTGAACATCATATCCCTTGACTTGGGATCTACATAAATATCAAATGGTTCTGGCTGCTGAATTACCACTTCCCCCATGCCATTATCCATATCAGTGTCTACAGTAACAAGAACATATCCAATTGATTTGGTAATAGCGTCATTTATAGCATTTGAATAGAGAGCAGAACCATCAGACAGATTCCAGATATAGTCAGATAGATCAGAGAATACAGCTGCCACATCGGAATCACTCCCTTCCACTCCAATAGCCTGCCATCGGGGATTATTGGCAGTAGCATAGAAATTGAGCATCTCCACTACAGGCAATATCCTGTTAATGGTAAATGTAGGCATCCCCTGGTCCTGCAAAGCAACTTTTTCATCATGAGATAACTGCTCATCATGGGCAAATTCATACCCTTTCTGGTTCACAAACTGCCATTGACTCCGTGTCCAGTTATTGGACAGGTTGTACAATTCTCTTATTTGATCTACTTTTTTCTTCTTAGCCATTATTGTAATAACCCTTCATCTATTAAATTATCAATTGATTTATAATCTTTATCTTCTTGAGGTCCTATAACTTTATTAGGAATCCTTTCTAACAAATCCTCCCAATCTATTCTTGGTGGTTCTAACCAATCCATATCATCTTTATCTTCTCGAGGCCCTATAAACCCTTTATCAGGAGTCCTTTTTAACAAATCTTCCCAATCTATATCTTCAGGAAGGAAAACTGATTGTTCAGCCATCCGATCATCTCTAAAAGGAGACATAGACTTTGGCTGATTTAATCCCATTCTTTCATGATATTTTTCTATTAGTTCAGGTTCTATCTTTTGATGAGCTTCATATTCTTTAGAACGTGCAGGAACCATCCCAGTTGAAAAAGGCATACCCCATTTATCAGAAGGTATATCATCTATAAACTCATAATCATATACTGCCTCGCCAGCCCTAAGTCTTGCCATATAAGACTGATGTTCCTGAATGATAGGGTCTATTGTACTTTTATATTGTTCCGCATGAGCTAATTCTGCAAAAAAATCATCAATATCACCATACTGGATATTTAATGTATCTGGAAATTCCTCTCTCATCTTCTCTCCATATACCGCTGTTCCCAATTGATTCCACATAGAAGTATTAGCTTTTTCCGCAGATAATTCCCCCATAGCATAAAGACCAATAGCATGTAAAGGATTATGTCTTGACGAAGTATTGAAAAAAGCACGAGGACTTCCCTGTGTAAAATCATGACCTGTATCTGTGAACTCTTGTGGAGTCAACTGTCTTACATATGGAGAACCACTTTCCTTCCATAAACTTTGTAAAACATCTCTTTCTTTTTTTAAACGCTCCTCATCAATATGTGGAGACTTAAAAGCTTGATATTGTCTTGTAAACCAATCCATAGATTCAGAAGCTGTCATTTTATCTAATGATTCCAATTCGGATGGCTTCATGTCCTCAATAATTTTACTAGTATAATATGGTAACGCCACTATGCTACCACCCAATCTCTTGCTTTAGGTTTCTTTTTGTACCAGTTCCCCTTCTTATCCTGACCTGCAGCCATAGGAGGGTTGGC